ACAGGAGTTACAGGGAGGTATAGGCGCACAGCTAAACGAGTTCATTGCCATATTTGAGTTTAACACCAATGCTATACGTGATTTAACCGGAATAAATCAGATTGCGGATGCCACAACACCTAACCCCGAACAGTCAGTAGGTGGATCAGAGATAGCTATGGCAGCAACAAACAATGCTTTAAGGCCAATTTACAGCGCATATCTGACCATAAAAGAGCAGACGGCTAAGAATATCTCACTAAGGATGCAATTGCTCATAAAGCACAACAAAGAGGCTTATAAGGGATATATGCCAGTGATAGGCACAATAGGGGTGCAGGTTATCAGTGTAGGTGCAGACACCGTGGATGCAAATTACTTCATTAAATATGAGGCAAAACCAACTAAGGAAAGGAAAGAAGTCATTCGTCAGGCAGCAATAGCAGCTATGTCACCAGACAGGGATGGTATCATAGGAATTGAGTTACCTGACTTTTTGATGATAGAACGGTTATTGGAGTCAGGGAGTCTAAAATATGCAGAAGCTTTCTTAAATCATAAAAGCAAAAAGAACAAAGAAAAACAACTCAAACTGCAAAGAGACAACATGAACCTTGATAAAGAGAGGGAGCAAGAGGCAATCAAACTGAAAAGCGAACTTATAGAGAAGGAGAAGAAATTAGGTACAGACGAAGAAATAAGACTTTATCGAGCGAAAAAGATAATTGATGAAGAATTTGCTCAAAAACAGCATGAAAGGGAAAAAGAAAAACTTGGACTCCAAAGTACATTGGCAGTAGTTCAGGATGCAGCGAAACAGGAATCGGCAGCAGTACCCGTATAAATTTATACATTTGTAAAACAAGAAACAATTAAAAGCTATGGCAATAGAAGGCGAAATTGAAGTACAAAAAAGCGGTGATCCAGAATTTGATGCTCTATTTGATATAGACAATGTTGACACGGAGGCAATCGCAAAACAAATTAATCCGGGTAAAAAGGCAGCAGCCGAAATCAAACCGGAAGATATTAAACCAGAAGATAAAAAGCCGGATGATGTAAAGCCGGAAGATAAAAAACCAGACGTACCCGACCCCGATACTATCAAAACTGGCATACTGAATGAGATATTCGGTGATCAGTATAAGACAGTTGAGGAGGCAAAAAAAGCAAATATATCTGCATCACTTCAAGAATTGGTGACACTGAGACAGAAGACCCAAGAGCTTGAAACTCAATTGGCAAAAAAGCCAAAACATGCTTTTGCAAGTGACGACATTGCGAAGTTTAACGAGTTTGCACGTGATACAGGCATTAAGGACGTAAATGTTTTCAATAAGTTAAATGCAGCAGATGTGGCAAACATGGATGACGTGGATGCTTTAGCACTGCAACATATTATTGAGAATCCTCGTCTTGCAAGTAGAAGTCCACAAGAGGTACGAAAGTATATCGAGATGAAATACAAGGTGGACCCTGCAAAGATTGACCCCAAAAGGGTTGAATCTGGTGATCTTACCCAAGAGGAACTGGATCAGAACAAACAGGATTATGATTATAGCCGAATGGAGTTAGAGGCAGATGCCGATAAAGCCAAGGCTAAACTCGTGGATTTCAAAGGTAAGATTAAGATGCCAGAAACACAGGAAGAAACTCTTGTGACAGAGACTAAATGGACACCTGAAGTTGAAAAGACACAGAAGACTGCATGGACAGCGGTAAATGAAAAGATGAGTGAGGAGTTCTCAAAGATTCCAATAGTTCTCAAAGGAGGCAAAGAGCCAATCATCAACTTTGTATTACCAGAGGAGGCGAAGAAGGCTATAATGGGGAATGCTCTTGATTTTGTTGTTAGCAACCAAATGGAAGTTAATCAGGAAAATGTCACGAGTGTTGCACAATCAATGTTCTCCGATATCTTATTTACTAATCGGGAAGAAATCTATCACGCCATATTTGAACGTGCAAGAAGTATGACCGAAGAGGAAGTATTAAAACATTACCACAATCCTTCTCCAAAGAACAATGACAATGCTCCTACAGGGGGTGTTGGAAATAAAGAGGAAGAGGAAGCCAATGCAGCATACAACTTGGAAATGAAACAGTAGTCCGCTTTTTTTTAAGACAGTAATTACAAGAGGCAATGTATTTTAATAGTATTCATAATTAATAATTTAAACAAATGGGACCAGAAGCTATTGCTCAAATATATGTCTCAGATATCGTTTCAGGCTTTGACATTCATAAGCCGGAAATAATGAACACACTATTTAGTAGGTTCGGAGATCAGGGCGCATCCTACTTCCAGTTGATCAGATCCATGGGATTTGATCTTCCGGTAGCGAACGACACATACGGTCATTTTGAAGACAATCATATCCACGAAGTTCTTCATGTAAAAGAGATCGTAGTACAACCAGCAGTTGGGGCAAATATCACATTTACCCTTGATACCGTGGATCTTGATGCAAACAATAATTTTTACGTCAGGCTCTATGATATTATACTGTTTCCTACTGAAGTAACCGGCTCGGTTATCACTATTGATAGCACAACCGTTCCCGCAGCACCTACAGTAACCGTAAGGCTTAATGAGATTACAGACCAGTTCCCTGCATTAACAGCAGGAGAGGAACTTGTGATAACATCCAGTGCTTTCTCAGAAGGTTCAGGACAGCCAGAAGGTGCAGTATCAGGGACATGGGAATATGATAATGATGCTCAGATCATCAAAGAAACTATGGGAGTAACCGGATCAGAGATGGTCAACCAGTCATGGGTGACAATCACCAGTAAAGGTCAGTCAATCCCCGCATATTATTTTAAAGGTCAGATAGATATTGATTATCGTATGGCTCTTAAAATTGATGGTGCGCTTCTTTGGGGAAAGAGAAGTACAAACGTCATTATAGACCCGGTAACACACAGACCAATCAAAACAACCGAAGGACTTATTCCTTATATCAGACGAGTAGGGAACGAACAGACAAGTACTTTGGGTGCATTTGATGTTGATGAATTTGATGAATTGGCTAACACCCTTGATAGGGAGTTTGCATCAAACTATGTTCTTTCCTTGTTAGGCATAGCCTTACATCAGGACATCGAGAACTCTCTTAAAACCTATTTTGGAAACACGAACATCCAGTTTGCAAAACAGGCTACCAATGAAGTTTTGTTCCACAGCAATGAGGCTCTCAGCGCATCCGTGAACTTTACTTATCTGACAAAATCTGAAAGGACTTTCTTATTTAAAAGAATGGGTGGATTTAATAATAAGAAGCTCGCAGGAGCAGAAGGTTACACCGCACGTAATATGGGTGTATTTCTACCTATCAGTAAGAAGAAAGACCCCAAGTCTGGAAACATGGTCGATTCAATCGGTACTCGTTATCGTGCTCTCGGCAAATATTCCAGAAAGATGGAAGTTTGGCAGGTAGGCGGTGCAGGGGAAGGTCTGAAAGTAACAGACATTGATGACAGGAACACATACCAGAGATGTCATATTGGAGCTCACCAAAGAGGTGGAAGCAGTATGATTCTTATGGAAGCAACTGTGTAATAATCAGGATAGAGAGGGGTGCTGGTCATTCCTCTCATTTCCTTTAAAACTAAATAAGCTATGTTATACGAGAATGACGTTCCAGTAAAATTAAATGCGGCACAGATTAAAACAGTCGAAACTTATTTTCACAACAAGTTTCCAGTTAAAGTAATCTATCCTCCCGGGAGAGTTGTAAAGAGTAGGTTGAAACACAACATCAAACCGGACAAACCCTGTTCTATCTCTTTTGATCTTAAAGCAAGGGTCAAGACCGATGCGGGTATTGAGATATGGAGATATGCAGAGAATGTGATCATTGAAGAAAAGGGGAATAAGAGATATCTCCCAAAAAAATTCATGTACCAGGGAGTAAAATATCTGGATCGTGGAGACATTGAACTAATATATTTTCTCCTTAACAAATCGGAGTATTGCAAGGGAGGAATGAATGAAGGACCAATGGTTAAGTTCATGTTTGAAGATTTGGTGACTGAGGCAGAGAAGAAAGTAGCTGTCAAGAAGATTCAGACTAAGATAGACAATCTTCTTTATGGGGATGACTTTGGACTCACTGAAGAAAAGATAAGGGCTGTAGCCACCGCATATTTCGTTCCAAATGTAGATACTTTGAGACTTGCTCAGGTAAAGATCATCTTGAATGAAAAGATCAATGCGACAAAAGAAGGTCCTGAAGAATTTTTCCGTATGGTAAATGCGGATGAAGAAATAAAGGCACGTGTCTCACTCCAGAAGACATCAGATAAAGGAATTATCAAGCATGATGGAGTTAAGAAGGCATGGTTTTGGAAGGGAACGGGAGATAATAAAGATTCTCTCATTTGCAAAGTGCCCACCAACAAGAGTCCAAATGAAGCATTGTATGAATATTATCTTGGCAACGATGGGTTCCGGGATGATATTGATGCTGTCTTGATAACAAATAAGCCTAAAAAAGAGGGAGTAACCGCAGAATAGATATTCCATTTTCCTGCTTTTGAACGAAGGGTGTCGCATTTTAATTAGTGTGACATCTTTTTTTTGATAATTTAATCATAACTTTATGCAAAATTATTGCATCGTATAGCCAGTATTAACGCATAAAATATTAAAGTCATGCCATACAACGCCACAATCAATGATGAAGCCCTCGGTAATGGAGGAGCAGGTAATCCCGAAGCATGGGATTTGTTTACAAGTGATAATTGTGATCTCACCGGAAAAATAGTAGCAGCCTTTATGTCTATGGACGAGAATGGAGGCACTTTTGAGGCAATGGAAGAAGAAACACTTATGGCAAGGTCAGGGAAGGCAGGAGCATCAGAGGCCGTGGCAGCAAATAAGCTAGCCTACACCTATCCTCAGTATATAATCTTTGAAGGGAGATACACCACGTTAACTCCTACTGCCCAATATACTTTCAAAGTATGGTTCTTAAAATAGACTGTCATGGGAATCCAAAATATAGGGATAAAAACCATTGGGATTCATAAACCAAAAGCTGGTATTGGGATAAGTTGGAGCCGTTGGTGGGCTTCACGGTCAGAAGTATTATTCTTTGGTGAAGTCTCAAAGATAACTGACGGCAAACTCTATAATCAAAAATCTGGTGCAACGGATTATCTTACCGTTGGGGGTGCAGCAGGCAGTTATACTTTCCAATGTCCAAATACTGCCCCTTATATTGCTGCTGATACTGATAAGATATGGTTTTCTTTTGAGGGGATTCAGAGAGTGCCAACTGAGGCAGAATTAATTAGTTACGATTTTACTCGATCTATTATAAAATATGGTAATACTGCTCCTAATTCGATTGAAGCAATAATGATTCTTTCATCTGATGTTGATACAAATAAAATGAGAGATGATTTTAATCTTTCTATTTGGTGGGATGATACATTAAGTTTTCATGGTAGCACAAAAGATAATAGGGGTATAGGAAAATCATCTTGGCCTATTGTATTAACAACCCCTACTGATTTGGCACTTACTTTAATTAGTGCCGGAGTTCAAGTAGATTGGACAGATGTTTCCGGGGGGCTTAACACAACGGAGATATGGGGACAATCTGATGGTGCTGCTTATGCTTTGCTTTATACTATTGATGTAGGAACAATAACAGCAAATGATGATGCAGTAACTCCTGTTGATTTACGATATTATAAGATACGTGCAAAGAATGGTAGTAATTACTCTGAGTTTACCGATCCTGTAAGTATTGCAATGTTAGGCTCTGAACGTATAGCGAATGGTACATTTGATGATGCTACTGGATGGACGACTGCCGGGTCAGGGTTCACTATTCATGATGGGAAATTATGGAGAGAAAGTGCTGCGACAGGATGGTGTTCGTGCGCTTTAGCCACCACAACAGGAGAGAAATATAGGTTTGTATGTACAACAGGAGATGTTGTTAGCACAGCTTGGTACGCAACAAGCGCACCTACATTATCAGGAGGATGGATTGCAGTAACAGCAATGACATATAAATCATATTTAACTTGTTCATCAGGTTATACCGAACTAATATTTAGAACTGGAGCAGCAGGAGGAAACTACTCTATTGATAATCTTTCAGTTAAAAAAATATTATTCCCATGACAGAAATTATAGAAGGAATGACCCCTGCGGAGTTTATTACTGCAATGAACGATAATTTTGAAGAGATAAAGTTTCCTTCGACATCTTTATCTACACTTGATTCTGATTCAGATATTACTGATATTGCAGGGAATTATGCTATTGTGGAAGGGGAAACACTCAACGCTCCGACGGTTCTTCCTATTGTTGCAGGAATAAGAGGAAATGTATTTGCCAGTAGGATTAATACAAATTTCAGCACTTATGTAGGTACAGGAATGACCTATACTGTTGGAGCAGATAAAAATTATACAACAATAGCATTAGCACAAGCAAGAGCAATATCAGGTAATAACATCGTTATTGACGAAGGAACTTATACTGCACAATTAAATATTAAGGATGGGGTTAATTTAACCGGAGTAGGTGATGTTATGATTTCAAGAACTGGAACATCAACAAGTTATGATATAGAGGCAGATGGAGATACCTGTTCAATAACTAATATCAAAGTGGCCGGAGATTATGCTATAAGGGTTCAAAATTCAAGTATTCTTAATTTTACTGATTGTGAGGTTATAGGAAGTTCTGTAACAAGGAGGGGAAGAATAGAAATAGTAAACTCAAACGTTGATTTTAATAACTGTGACTTTACGGAGATAGCTGAGCCTAATTATCCTTTTCGGGTTAATGGTTCAAACGTGAATATTACAGCAGGAAAATGGCAAGTAGATACTTTTTTCGCTTATGATAATTCAACTGTTAGCCTTTCTATTGATAGTTGGATAATGTCCCCCGACTATGGAGCAGAAAGTCTGATTGCGCTTGGGTATGCAGGAGGGGCAGACCAAAATCCTTATACGGCAGATATTACGGGTGTGGTTTTAACATGGAAAGATAATACCTGTGCTAATTTTGCTGAATATGTTGCTTGGAATGATGCAGACAAAAGCGTAATGAATTTAGTCATTAAGGATACTGTAAATACCTTAACTGGAACAGGCAAGATTAGGTCATTCGCAAGTACTATATTAAATATATCAGCTAGTGATCTTTCGACGAAGCAGGGAGAAACTTATGGAGTTTATGATATTGCAGCCTATAACCAGTCATTGCTAAATATTATAGATACCGATATGATAAGAATAGGTGCTGTACACGCTTCTTATGTTGATTTAAAAAGATGCAATTTAATAATGGATTTATTCTTCCCTGTATGGGATGGAGTAGGAGATATGTATGAAGAGACTATTCCTTATGGGCAAACTGGTGGTCACATTACTGAACAGGGTTCAACATTCAATAAAGACTTGACTGCCACTATGCGATTGGAAGATGTTAATATTGTTCATTTTGGGGATGATGTTCTTAATAGTCTTGAACCTGCATTGGCTTTAAAGAACTTAGTTTGTAATCCTGCATTTATAAGTGCTACAACAGACGACCCTGATTCTCCAATAATTACTGAAGCATGGGTAGTAGGACACGAATACACAGCCGGACAAATTGTATCAAAAGCAAATCCTACTTATGGGGTTGATCTTGCTTATTACATAGTAAAAGATCATACGGCAGACGATATGCAGA